CTGATTGATAAGGAGACATATAAGATTGTATTGATCCTGCACCTGTTCCTGCACCTGTTCCTGTTAATCCTGCTGCTGCAGCTAACGGATTTGCTGTTCCTGCTAAAGTTGTTCCAGCTGTTCCTAGTCCTGATTGTGCCGCTGATATAAATGGTGATACACCACCTAACGTAGTTCCAGCTTGACCTAATGCAGTTCCTGCTGCTGATATAAATGGTGATACACCACCTAATGTTGTAGCTGCAGTTCCAATATCTTGACCTGCTTGTGTTAATAATGGTTGTGCTAATCCTGCTGCTGTTTGTGCACCTGTTAATTGTCCTCTTACATTACCTAATGTAGTTTGTGCTGCACCTGCTTGTGCTGCTGCTGGTGTTAAAAATTGTTGATAGCCTCCAATACCAGTTGCACCTGTTGTGCCAGTTACTGCACCTGTAGTTGGATCAAATGCTAAAGTTCCAAGTCCTGCTTGTGTTGCTGCTTGTTGTTGTGCTGCTTGTGCTAATGCATTTTGTTGTGCTACACCTGGAGCAAATTTAGAAGTGTCTAATGCTTTTGTATAATCCGTTTGTTTTGTTAGTTCGGATAAATATTTTTTTGCACCTTCTTCAAATATCGGTGCCGGTTGTGTTATGTTAGTTATAGTATCTGTTGCCATTAAACTACCTGTGATTCCAATCGTTTCATTGTGTCGTACATTTTTTTAGCGCCTTCGTTTACACTTCCACCGCCTGCAGCTTTTACAGCGTCTGCTGTAAACACGAATTCATTTTTGCTGACTCTTGCTGGGACGTCATCAGCTTTTTCCGCTTTTCCTATAGGTATAAACCCTCCACCACGTAAGTCAAGTTCCATTCCTGGAGGTGTAACATCTGATGCTTGTGTTTGTAATGATGATAAACCAGCTGGAGGCATGTTAAATTCTCCACCCATATTTTTATTTATTCTACCACCTTCAGCTAAATTAGGATCTTCAATGTTCATACTATTAAATGTTGCTTCAGCCCATGCTCTTGCTGCTTCTAATTCTGCCTCTGTTGCTGCTTCGTTAGCAGCTTGTGCTTGTGCTTCTGCTGCATCTGCTGCTTCCATTGCACTTTTGTATTTACCGGCTTGTATTCCTGATACAATACCCGTGGCCCATGATCCGAGTTTCAACATACTTAGTTTTTTAGGATCATCAGCTCGACCAAAAGCTAATTGACCTGCTTTAGTATCTAAAATACCAGGTCCACCTTCTTTACCAAATTGAAATGCTTCTCCACCAGAACCTATTATTCCTGATGTTGCTTCTGTTTTAATATTTTGACCACCTAAACCTTCTCCCATTACATATCCTTCAACATCAGGAGATGGATCAGAAACAAGCTTTCTAGTTGGTCCTTCTCTTTCCATAAAATTTACTTCTTCAGGTGTACCAAATAAAAATTCATCTGCTTTAGTTCCGTACTTACCAAAAATAGGTTTACTACCTGCTCCACCACCAGATTCTCCTCTTAAAAATATATTTCTTAAACTTTGACCTTCACCCATACTACCATAACCCGTAGGTTTAAATTGACCTATGCCTTCACCACCTGCAAATTTTGTGTAAGGCAACATTGACATTGCTAATGCAGTTGGACTAATTCTACCTTTTTGTTTTGCTTGACCTGCTGCCATTAATAATGGTCCATAAACAGGACCAAGAAACGGTGCAGCTATTTGTGAAATACCTGCTAATTCTTTTGGCATTAATTTTTGTGCAACTTTAACAAAAGGTCTTGTAACTTTGTTAAATGCTTTTTTAAAACTACTACCTAAACCGTATTGTCTTCTTTGATCAAGGCCCATGATACCACCAAATGCAGCCATCTGTCTGTCAGGTAATGGTGGTCCTATTGGTTTAGGACCAAAAGGATTAACTGGTTCTGTTGGATCGTTTGGTAAAGGTGGTCCTTCAGATAAAGTTCTGTTTTTAAAAAATTCTAATAACTCTGGTATGTCTCTTGGTGGACGACCTTCTGATTGCATGAATACCTCAAAGGCTTGATCCATTGTCATGTCTTTAGGTATGCCTGCTTTTATAATTTCTTGTGCTGGTGAACTCTCACCTTCACTACCAGTAAGCCTGATATTGTCGGCACCTTTTTCTAGCGATTTAATTCCTTCTTGATCTATCATAATTTTTTATATTGATTTGTTAGAGGCAGGAATTTAACCTGAATTGTTAATAATACTTTGTTTGTAGCCATAAATCAACCTATGATGTAACTTCTCTTGGTTTAATTTCTAAAGCAGACAATACTACATGTAATCTATTTGCTGTTGCAGCTGTTACTTTTACAATTTCACTCTCTTCTACTACCAATGGTCCTGTCAATAGTTCCGTGGTCCCATTAGCAGATATTGATTTAGTCTTAAACAAGTTAAATACAGCACTAGCTGTGTCTGTAATAGTAACTGTTATAGTGTCCGAGTTACCAGAATCTTCTGATACTAATATAGATTTAATTACAGCAGTTGTAGCTGACGGCACTGTATATAAGGTTGTAGCTGACGTGCTAGTTAGATCTACTTTTTTGTTTACAAATGAGTTAGCCATTAGTTTAAAAAATAATTAAAGGCTTCTATCTCATCCTTTAAATCTTGTTGATATGTTGAGTTTAATTTTTGTATAATAGCAGACAAATCTCTGTTTAAAGATTCTGCTACAGATTGTTTGTATTCTTTATCCGGGTGTGTAAGTACTTGAGTTATTTTAGCCATTATAAAGTAACGATGCCTCCGTCAAAATAACTTCTTCTTACTTTACCACCTTCTCTAAAATGTTGTGAGTATCCTTGATTTGTTCCTTTACTACTAGAACTTTTACTTTGTTTAGATGCACTAGTGTTAGTGCCTTTAGTACTGGAACTATCATAATTACCTCTTCTTGATTCTCGATTAGTTGCAGCCTGTGAAGGTGAAACAGTTTGAGTGTAAGTACCATATTGATTTGATGTAGCAGTTCCTGTTGTATTAGTGTCATACTTAAACCCATCGCCTGTTGTGCTGTCATCTGTTGTTTTCTTTTCTTCTTTTATTTTCTTTTGTTTTTCTATTTGTTTTTTCTTTTCTATGTATTCTTTAGTTTTGTAAGGTTCTAATTCTGTTATAGCTTTATTAATATATTTTGTTTTATAAGTAGCTGCTGCTATTTTTTTAGCATCAAAAACATTTTTAGGATCTAATGCTTTTAAATCTTTTAATGAAAAATCTTCGTATTCTGTAATATCAACATCACCATATTTTTTATCAAACACACCTTGTACTTTTTCAAGATATTTTTCTAATTGTTTTTCAGGGTCGTTTGTTCCAAAACCAGATATTACGTTTTGACCACTTAACACACTATTTTCATTGTATTTCAAAATACCGCTGTTTGGATCTCTACCAACTTTATCATTTGCTTCTGCAATATTTAATTGGTCTTCTAATAAAGGATTATAGTTTTTTGATTTAGGATTAAATGGACTTTGCGTTCCAGCAATTGCACCAATAAAACTTGGAAGTTTTTGTCCCATTGTATATTGCTTAGCTAATCTTGTTCCAAGTTCACCTTGTATTTTTGGTGAAGAAAACTTACCAAAAAAATCTTTAATACTTCCAATACCTTTTTGTAAAAAGTTTTGTTTTGGTTCTAAACCTTGTGGATAACTTTGTTCTATATAATTATCAAAAGTATCAAACCTAGCTTGTAATGCTTTATTTTCATTGAATTGTTTTTTTAAACTTTCAATTGTATTAGTTCTTAAATCTTGAGGAAGAGGTCTATCAATAAAATCAATACCAGTGCCTGTAGTTTTTGCAGTAGCTCCTGTTGTATAAGTTTTTAAGAATTCAGGTGTGACACCGCCACCACCGCCACCGCCGCCGGCTATTGGAGGAAGTATTATTTCTCCTATACCTGTTGAATCACTGTCATCAATAGGTTTAATAGCACCTGTATTTCTAGTTAAAAGATCAGATGCTCCTTTATCTGTCATGTATTTTTCTAATTGACCGTACGTGCTACCACTTGGAAAAGAATATTCTTGATCACCTATTGTAAAATTAGCCATGTCAGCTGTTCCTGTTCCAGGTTGATAGTATTGTGAGTTATTTAAAAACGCATTATAGTAATCAAAATCTGTTCCTAAGGCAGATCCAGTTTGATCTGTAGGAGGTGACATTAAAAAATCATAATAAGGAACTGCCATTATCGTCTACCGTCCGGTTGTATATCTAATCTAAATGTACCTAGTTTCCAAAACTGACTTGTACTTGTGTTGTCTACTTTTAAAGATATAGATCTAGCTCTAGCACGTGTGTCTATTTTTTGTGTACCACTTGTAACTGTAAACGGACCAAGTGATGAACTTGCTGCAGTGTCGTTTGGAAAATCTTTAAGATTTAATGTAATTCTAGCGTCTCCTGTTTGAGATAAAAAGTCAGGTATTACTCTTCTAATTTTCATCATAAATTCACCATCACCTTGTAGAGATGCTCCTCCATCTTGAGTCATTCCTATATCAAAATCTCCTGATTCTATATTAGCAGTAATTGCAGAAGTTGCACCTTCTTTTATTTGATCTAATCCTGTTTCATGTTCATAATATATTGATGTGCCATCTGTATTTCCTTGTACATAAGTTGCACTTCCTGATGTACCATTGTCATTAGATACATATTGTGATGCGTGGGGTTTACCAAATATAGCAGAGTCAGACCAAGCTGTTCTATCTAATGTACCTGTTGTCCAAATAGGTCTTTGTGGTGTTGAATCAATATAGTTGTATGTTACAATTCTATTAACTGTATTAGATCCAGAATTTGGATAAAACCAACTAATCTCACCAAACAAATTATTTAGTCCTGCATTAATATGTTGTTTAGGAATTGTGTTAATATCATCAAAAACAAAATCTTCTACTAAACATGGTAGTGATTCTAACTGTCCACCATACCTAAAGAAACCATTTTCTGACATCCAATAAGCTGTACCATCAACTTCAACAGCTGCGTTTTTACCAAGCAAACCACAGTTAGTACCTACTTGTTCAAACTCAAATGTAAAAGGCGCTCCAACAAATCTCATAATAAATAATGCTGTGTCTGTCCAAACGTAAATTGCATTTCTACCTCTTAGTGCGCCAACGATCCGTGATCCGTCGGCCAATCTTTGTGTACCCGCACTGTTGGTTGCTGTAGGTGTGTAATCTGTAATATTTTCTTGAGAAGAAAATCTTATAAACATTTCGTCTTGTGTAGATTTAGTTCCTATAGTTGTTTCTGTACCAAAAAATATTAAGTGACGATCGGGTGTTGATACTAACATATCTCGTGACGCTGTCGGTGCATTTGTTATAATTGCTGCTCTAGTGTTTGTAGCGTTAGAAGCGTCTGAATCCCATGTAAAACTTTCACCATTAAATATAGTTGCAACAACACTGTTACCAAAATTATCCAATGACCATAGACCAGGGTCTGTTACAATATCTCCTGATGCTGCAGAGTTCCATGCAAAATAATTAGATGCATCGGTTACGGTTGCGCCTGATGAATGTATTGCAGCTGTTGTACCATTAGCTCCTCTCGTTAATCCAGATAATGTACCACCACTATTAGAAGTATAAGTAATTAGTTCAGAACCAATTTGTACTGTACCTGATGATGCAAATGAAGTTGAACTTGCCATGGTCAATGATGTAACTGATGCGTTTATTCCTGATGACAATGTTGATGTAAATTGTCCTTGTGCTTGACCACCCCATGATCCAAGACCCCAACCCGTTGATGCAACTTCAACTGCCGGTCCTACTGGATAATAGTGTTGTACACGAATACCACCAGATGTTGATGCACCTGATCCTGATTCGTTAGATGGCATAGTAATAGTTAAAGTAGTATCAGTTGGTATGCTTGTTACCATAAATTTTATATCTGTAAAATCACCAGATCCAAAATTAGAATTAGTAATACTTGTAAAACTATCTAATAAAATAACATCACCTTTATTAATGTTGTGTGCTGATGAAAAAGTTAATGTTACAACTGCTGATCCGTTAGTTGTAGAAAATGCACTTGTTAAAGTTGTAGTAGCTTTAATTGGATGTATGTCATAAAAAATACCACCAGAATAAACATATAATATTCTATTAGTGCCTAACGCAGCATATTTAATACCTGCTGTATTTACAAAGTGGTGTATAGCTGTGTTACGTCCTGTTAAAGAAATAGAACCTAGTTGTGCCCAACCACCTATTTTTTCTGGATAACCATATCTAAATCTAACATTGTCACCATTAACCCATTGGCCTTCACCTCCGGTAGATGTAACTTGTTTATTAAAACCTGGTTGAAAATTTACCTTTTGTAGCATATAGCCCTTATATTACTAAAAGGCCCAGCTTACAAATGAATATCTAGTACCTTTGGTTGCTTCTTTTACTTCGTGTGGATACATATAGTTTGACGGAAATAAAAGTATATCGCCTGTTTTTAACTTAATTTCTTTGCCTCTGCAATAGAATTCTGACCCTTCGTAGTTTTCATTAAGGTTTGCTACAATAGATACTAATGGCACCCCTTTCATTTTACCATCAAATATACTGTGGATGTGGTCATAGTGTATCCTCATCATAGTGCCTACCTCATACTTATTAAATCTTATAGGACTAAACTTTGTAAGCCATGGTGCTTGAGTCTTGTCTCCTGGCCAGGTATGTTTTATTTGATAATCTTCTAATGCTTTTGCTAAATACGGTGTAATTTTATTTTGTTGTTCTTGTGTGCAAGGCATTACATCTAATTCCTTTGTAGGTTCAGATTCAAATGTTCCTGCAGCATAGTTATTCCAAGTATGTTTTTTCCATTCTTTTTTATTACATTCATCTATTAACGCTTTACACAACTCTACTGGTATATGATTTTTAACATATATATAATTTTCAATTGTGCTCATTCATTATTTTCCTTATATCTAAATGGGTTAAACTATCTTCACTACCTAACGTGTCAATACTAAATGTATTAAATGACATACTAATTCTAGGTTCATCTCCCATGTTTATTGGTACACTATGTTTTAGATTAGATGGAAACAATATAAGTTCTCCATCCGTACAAGGTAATAAAAATGTTTCTGAATTTAAATTATTATATTTTTTAGGATCAAGTTTCATAGCATGTTGTATTGATTTAGAAAAAGATATTGGTGGTAATTTTGGATCTTGTTTAAAATAAAACACTCCACTTATAATACTGTTAGGATGAACATGCTCATGATGTTTAGATCCTTTAGGATTTTTGTTTAACCAACACTGTGTAACAACTAGTCTTTGATCTGACACAAGAATATTTTTAGTAAATTTATTTAACGACTCATATATAAAATTTTTTATATTTTTAAATTGTTCGTGGCTTAATAAATAAGTATCTTTAGATTTAAAATTACGATTACTTTTTTGTTCAATCCAATCTAAAGTATTAATGTGTTTTAGTTCTTCTGTTAAAGAATTTTCATACTTTGTAATTAATAAAGGTGTTGGAAATATTTGTAGTAATTCGTCTTTCATATATAGGATTATACTATATTATATTTTTTTTACAATCCTCCATGTGAGTCTGAAGATGCACCACCTTGACCTTTTTTGTCAAATAAATCACCAAAATCTGAAGCGTTACCTGTTGAAGCTATTGTTATATAATCAATTGTTCCGTTATATGAAGGTTCATACCCACCCATAAAAATTCCTCTTGTTCCGTTTGATGTTCCTGGTGATTCTGCTCTAGCTACTGTTAGATCACCAAAATCTTGTGCATTACCTGTTGAAGATATGGTCACATACTGCATTACATTAACAATACCTGGAGCTTGTCCTCCACCATGTATAGCACGGGTTGCTGAGGCAAGAGCTGCACCAAATTGATTTGCAGCTAATAAATCACCAAAATCTAGAGCATCACCTGTTGAAGCTATTGTTACATAATCCATAACATTTGTAGATGGAAATCCTCCCATAAAAAGACCTATTGTAGTATTTCCTGTACCAACTGTTCTTCTAGATGTTGTTAGATTACCAAAGTCAGCAGCATTACCTGCGGTTGTAATTGTATTATAGCCAATGGTGTCAACATGCGTTGGAGAAGAAGTTGATCCACCTCCATATATAATTCTAGTTGTTGAGGCTGTAACACCTAAAGTTCTACGACCTGCTTGTAAATTACCAAAGTCAGCAGCATTACCTTGAGAGGCTAATTCAATAGAATCAATAACATCAGAAAAACCTGGAGCATTACCACCAGCAGTTATTGCTCTTGTCATACTGCCACTTGAACCACAATTATTTCTTGCAACAGATAAATTTCCAAAATCAGAAGCATTACCTAAAGTTGATATAAATACTAAATCTATTGTGTTTGTTAAACCACTTGGGTTTTCTCCACCTAACATTACAGCTCTCCCTGATCCAGGCATATAGGTTACTGATGGTCTTTGCTCTACACCTATTTCTATACCACCATGACAATCGGAGACAGCATGCGATGCTGTTCTTGCAACAGTCAGATCGCCAAAGTCTGTTGCATCTCCCCCATCTTGAATATTTAATTGATGAACTGTATTAACAACGCCACCTCGATTATATACTCCAGTAATACTATTAGAGGTTCCCCTACCATTTTCAGTAGTGCCTGATATCGCATTACCAAAATCAACTGCATTACCTGTTGTTGCTATTTCAATTTTTTGTATATCTAATGTTACTGTAGCCGCTTGACCACCTTGTATAGACATTCTAGTATTACTACTAAAACTTGATTGGCTTCTTTGCACGGCAATAAGATCACCAAAATCAGCAGCATTACCTGCACTTGCAAATGTAATAAAATCTATGATGTTCATATTTGCATTACCACTACCAGGATTTACAACTCCTCCAGCACTAATACCTCTTGTAGGACTTCCGCTATTTGTGTCTAATGCTTTTGCTGATGTTAAATTTCCAAAATCAACAGCGTCGCCCATGCTTGCTATTTGAACAAAATCTTGTACGTCTGAATGACTAGGGGTAAGACCACCAGATGTCACTTGTCTTGTCATGTTTGCCATACCAGAAAGATAAGATCTTGCGACTGATAAATCACCGAAATCACCAAAATTACCTGTTGATTTCATTTGAACATAATCAATAATATTTGAATTACCACCATCATATCCTCCAGTGCATATGGCTCTGGTAAGATTAGCACCGCCACCAACTAATTGTCTTGTAGTTGTTAAATCACCAAAATCTGAAAAATCACCTGCTGATTTTATGTTTGCAAAATCAACAACATTACTTTCACCAGGATCACCACCACCCATGTGCATTTGTCTATCGCCTCTAATATCATTAGATCTAGCTAAATCATATCGTTCTTTAATATTCCAAAGAGCCATTATGCTAATCCTCCATGTCCATCAGCTTCAGAACCAGATAATTGAGAAGTAGCTTCAGTCAAATCTCCAAAATCTTGTGCGTCACCTGTAGATGCAATAGTTATATAATCCATAGTATTTACTAAACTTGGATTTAATCCACCACAAAATACACCTCTAGTTGGTGTATTACCGCCTCTTTTTAATGTAGATCTCGCTTCTGTTAAATCTCCAAAATCTGTAGAGTTTCCTGTTGATGCTATTGTAATATAATCAATAACATTTTGTAAAGCAGCAGGGCTACCTCCATATCCTCCAGCCATAATCCCTCTTGTTGCAGAAGATACACTTCCACCTTGTGATCTAGCAACAGTTAAATTACCAAAATCAGTTGCATCACCTGTAGATGCAATTGTAAAATAATCCATAGTATCAACTCTTGATGGTTCATATCCTCCAGCAAAAACTGCTCTTAAAGCTGAGTCAATTCCCGAAGGTGCTGATCTATTAGCACTTAAATCTCCAAAGTCAGCAGCGTCACCTGCTGTTGCAATTGTAACATAGTCAACAACATTAACTGTTTCTCCACCTGCAAATAATCCTCTTGTAGAATTGGAAGCACCACCAACTTGTTGAACAGTATTTGTTCTATCTCCAAAATCTGCAGCATTACCCTGCGATTGAAACTCTATTGACTGTATGACATTTGTATTTGATGGATCATAACCGCCTCCAATAACTGCTCTAGTTCTACTAGATAAAGATCCACCTGTTTGTTGATTTCCAGTTAATGTTCCAAAATTTGACTCATTACCTAAAGTGTTAACATTAAAAAATCCTATTCTAGTTGCTGAGGCTTGACCTCCTAAATTTAATGTTCTACCTGATCCTTGTATGTATGTTGGCCTTGTTCCTTGATACCCGTCATTTAAACCTCCGTGTGCGTTTGATCCTGCACTTGGAGCAGCTTTAGTTGCACTTAAATCTCCAAAGTCTGTAGAATTACCACCATTAGATATTTTAAATTCATCAATGACAGCTGTAGCAGGATTACCTCCAGCAAAAAATGCTTTATGAGAATTAGAAAGTCCTATTAATTTATTTCTAGCTGCGCTTAAATCTCCATAGTCAATAGAATTACCTTGTGATGCCATTGTTATAAATTCTACATTACTTATAGAAGAGTCACCAGCACCACCTGCTATTACACCTCTAGTTGATGAAGCACATGCAGCGGCACTAGATACTGCTGTTCCATAATCTCCAAAGTCTATTGCATTACCTGTAGTTGCTAATGTTATAAAATCTATTGTATTTAATTTTGATGGGGTTGCACCTGCAGCCATCACACCTCTTGTTGGAGTAGCTGTTCCTGTACAAGAATGTCTTGCGGCAGTTGCATCACCAAAATCTGAAGTATTGCCTGTTGAAGCTAATGTTATAAAATCTATTGTATTTCTTTCTCCTGGTGAAGGTGATATACCTCCTGCTCCGTAAGCTCCTCTAGTTGAATTAGACATGCCTCCAGCATTAGTAGTTGCTATACTTAAATTTCCAAAGTCAGAAGAATTACCTGCACTCATTATTGTTACATATTCAATTGTATCAGCTCGAGTACCACCATGACTACCTCCACCAATAGTATCTCTTGTAAAAGAACTTACTTGACCTGAATGTGGATTATCTACAAGGGCTGTTAAATCTCCAAAATCTACAGCGTTTCCAGCTGTAGCCATTGTTATAAATTCTATTACATTAAGTGATGCAGAGGGAGTGTAGCCTCCACCAAAAATTCCACGAGATCCAGCATTACGCCAATAGCCACCCATAACAGCGTCATTGACTTGTTTTAAAGTCCATACGCCCGAACAGTCATCAAGTTGCGGGTAGTTCGCCATTTAAATTCCTAGTCTATTTTTTTAGTCCAAATATAATTAGCTGCATTAGTTTGATTAAAATCTTGTTGTCCACCTTCTCCATCAGGTTCTTTCCAATCAGATGTGTAAGTATCTAAATAAGATTTTATTGCTGCTGCATTTGCTAATACACCTAAACCTTCTTCATCTGATCCATCAACAGTTGCACCAATCATGTCCCAATCTTGAGGAGATGAACCACCATTTGCTTTTGGATAGTATCCACCATCAGCTATGAAAGTTGGAATAGTTCCACTAGAAGTTAAGTTATATTTAATTATTTTATTTGCCATTTGTTGTATCCTTATTATCTATTAGTTTAGTATTAAGCGACTCTTCATCGTACAGCTTAAATCCTCTACGTTCTGCAAACTTATTTGCATCACTAGAAAACTTAGCCGCGCACGCTTCTAACCATTGCATGGTCATTTCATGTGTAGGCGCTTTGCCTTCATCCATCATCTTATTTTCCATTTTAAGATACGCATAAATTTCAGCTTGTGCCTGTGCACTGTTTATACCCATATCGAAGAGATAAATCAAGTTCCCTTCATCAATAACTCCACCCCTAGCTCTTGCTGCATTTAGGGCTTGTTTCATACAAGTCATAACATGATAGTTAGCTTCTTCCTTTTCATACTCTTCTTCAGTAATGTCTTCTTTACCTAGTTTTTTAAGAATACTTTTATATTGATTAGTAAAAAAATTCATTTTTCTTATGGCACCTGATATAGAGTTTTGAATATTATTCATATTAACCTGTATTTCTAAAATCTCTGTTTCAAGTAATTCTTTTTCAAACTCAGTCATATCTAAATCTGTTTTAAGTTTATGTTCTTTTTCTCTAAGCTCTATGTCTTTTTTTCTCATCTTAAGATGAGCTTCTTCTAAAGCCATTCTAGTTTTATCTATTTCAGCTAATGTATGTTTGACTGATCTTATAGGTGTGATCGCTGTAACATCTAACATAACACCCATAAACTGTGAGTGTGATTTATAGAAGTTTGAGCTAGATTGTTTTATCGCTGGCAAAGTAGTATGGATATTATCCAACATTGCTTTGTATTCTTTTTTAACTAGCGGTGAATTTGATATTTCTTTTATTATTAGATCTTTATTTGACATTTATATTTCCTCCCAGAAATTGCATTGTTTATATTTATCAATGATACTTTTTGGTATAATACTATATGCATTATACTTTTCTTTATAGTTACTTATAGCACCAGTTGTTAGTCTATGCAACCCTTTGCCGACTATGGTATCATCGTAACCCATGTCGTTTATTTTAAATTGACTTATATTATTAAAGTCATGTTTAAATTTTGGTATACCTAAAAAATTATAAACACCGTTTATGGTGTTTTCTGTATCTTTTACAAGATCATTAAATTTTATTATATGATATATTTCTTTAGGGTGATGGTCTAATAAATGTTTTATACCTATTAATTCTTTTACAATCTGACTATCTTTATTCATTAACATTTCACATTTTTCTTCTACAGTTTTAGCTGCATATTGATTAACAAAAGATGTTGGTTCCCTATTAGACCAATCAATAAATGATCCTAATACTTCTACTATATCTCTAACAAGAACTATAATTTTTATATTAGATTTTGTTTCTTTTAAAAATTTTAAATTTATAGGATATCCCCAAGGTGCTCTGTCTATTATATAATCTTGTTTCCAATCTTTATAATAATTTTCAAACACAGTTTTTGCTACATTATCAAATGACTTGTGATCAGGATAATTTTTAAATATATCTGTGTGTTTAAGTATAAACAATTCACCCATCATATCAGCGCAAATACTATTTGCTGTTGCTGCAACATTAGGGTTTTGATTCATAATAGAACCAAACACTGTGTTTCCTGCTCTTGGTAATCCGTTAAGGAAAAATATTTCTTTCATATATGTAGTATATTATAAAATATTATTAAAGTCCACCGTGTCCGTTAGAACCTGAAGTAAAATCTCCACCAGTCAAAACTGGATCTCCAAAATCTGTAGCATTACCAGTTGAAGCTATTGTTATGTAATCTATTGTCGAATTATCAGGATTTGTTCCTGGTACAAATACTCCTCTTATATTATTTGATAAACCTCCATAAGACTGTGATCTTGCAACGGTTAAATCTCCAAAGTCTGTAGAATCTCCTGTAGAGCCTATAGTTACATAATCAATTACATTTATATTAGCACTAGAATCATTAGAATAACCACCTGCAAATACTCCTCTTGTAGATGAGGCTAATCCAGATGGGTATGATCTTGCAGTCATATCACCAAAATCAGTAGCATTACCAGTAGAACCTATTGTAAAATATTCTATTATATTTACATCACTTCCTGGAACATTACCACTACCAACAAGGGCTCTTGTTGAATTAGCAGTCGCTCCTGAAGCAGATCTTGCTGCACTTAAATCTCCAAAATCTGAAGCATTACCAATACTTGCAATTGTAAAATAATCTACTACATTTGATCTTGCAAATCCTGGTGAAGGACCAGAACCACCCATCATTAAAGATCTAGTTGAATTACTACAACCACTTGAAAAAGCTCTTGCTGCTGTTAAAGTTCCAAAAGAAGCTGCATTACCTTTTGTTGAAAACTCAAAATAATCTGTTGCTGTTTGAGATGTAGCAGGATCTACAAATCCTCCCATAAATAAACCTCTTGTTGAAGAAGCACCTCCACCAGCTCCATATTTAGAAGCCGTTAAATCTCCAAAAATTTGACTATTACCTGTCGTAGATATTTGAACAAATTGAATATCATTTCTAACTGTTCCTGCTGGATTTAATTTACCACCAGAAAATATTCCTATATCACCAGCACCAAGACCTCTTGGTACAACTTTACCTGTTGGTGAATAAAGTTCTGGGGCTCTTGGAAAATTTTCTGCAAGTCCTCCATGTCCACTTGAAATTGGACTTTGACCTGTTACAGCAACAGTTAAATCACCAAAGTCTGAAAAATTTCCTGCAGTAATAATACTACGGCTTTCAATTATATTTAAATAACCTGAACCACTCCATCCACCTGCTGATATAGCAACTAAAAGATTACCTAAACCTGAATGACTAGATCTAACTGATGTTAAATCTCCAAAATCTGATGAATTACCTAAACTTCCAATTTGAATAGTATCTACTTTAGCCGCTTCATTAGGTGTTGAACCTCCCATAATAACTGCTCTAGTTTTATTAGAAGAAGCACACATGTCAGCAGTTACAGAAGAAAGATCTCCAAAATCAGTTGCATTAGATGCATTTGCAAATTCTATAAATTCTATTTTATTTACTTGCCCTCCTGATTCTTCTCCACCAAATTGTAAACCTCTTGTTGAGTTTCCTGCACCACATCCATTTCTTCTTGCTGCAGTTGCATCACCGAAATCTGTTGCATTACCTAGAGTAGCTGTTGTAATTTGATCTAGTGTGTTATTAGGATCACCATTACTTTGTCTTCTTGGTCCCATGACAGCTTTTACATCATTTGAACTTGCAGGTAAATGTGCACCAGCAACAGTTAAATCTCCAAAATCTGCAGCATTTGTTGCTGAAGATGTCATATCAAAATATTGTATTGTAGTAAGATAATCTGGGGTATTTCCCCCTGCCATAATACCTCTAGTAAAAGAAGAACATGTGCCTTCTGTTCCTTTTTTAACTATAGTTGCTAAATCTCCAAAATCTGTAGCATTACCAGATGTTTCAACAGTTATTAAATCTATTTTATTTACTGCAGAACCAGTAGTTCCACCTGCAAACATTCCTCTAGTTACACCTCTAGGATAAGTTCCTTCTCCAAGAATATTTTTGGTAATATCAGATAATTTCCAGATCCCTCTGGCATTGGTTCTGTCAGGATAACTAGTGCCCATAGGTTAGTCCTCTTAATCTGCTAATGCTTCGTATGATGTTACAAATTCTAAAGTTGAAGCTGCTGAAGCACCACCTCTAATAAGATCGGTTTCTTCTAAATAAAATGAATTAGTTTTATCAATAATATCGACTGCAGAGTTTGCAGGCACTGTGATTTCGTTAGCTATTTTTTTGTGTGTGCCACTTTTTTCAATATCAATTGTAACTGTTGCATCGTTGTCTGTTACATTTGTAACTCTAAATACATTTATTTTATATACATGTTCAGCTTCACCAGTTAACAAAGTTGTTGTTAAAGTTGTTGTTAAATCACCAAGAATCGTTTCTGCGTGAATTGTTGCTACGTTTACTATATTAGGTATTGCCATAATCTATTCCTTTTATCCAAAAACTAGTGCCATTGCAATAGCTTTTCCTGTTGATGCAGCGCTAGAATTAGCGTTTACATATGTTATTAAATCTGATGCTGCAACCTGGACCATGGTTCCATTATCATTAACCACGAATCTATCAGCATCAACTAAAGTTGTGCCAGTAGCAGATGTTCCACCATCAACAATATTTAGTTCTGCTGCAGTTGAATCTACAGCTGCTAGTTTAGTTAAATCTGCTTGAACTAACCCTGAAACACCATCTAATAAATTAAGTTCTGCTGCAGTTGAAGTTACTGCCGTTGAATTTAAAACTAATTTACCATCACCGATTGTAACTTTGTCGTTAAAAGATGCTGATCCAGCATCACTACCATCAAGAGTAAGCATAGTAATATCAGAACTATTATCAGTTCCTTTAAATATAATGTCTGAGTCATTTGCAGCTGCATCAATTGTAATATCTCCTGATGAAGTTGTAATTGTAACTGCTGCATCACCAGCTGAAATGTCGTCTGCTGCTGAAGATATACCTGTTTGAAAATATGTTTTTAATGTTGTGACATTAGTCATTCTCATTGTGCCAGCATC